TTACTACTAATATAACAGATAATAAGTTGATAATTTTCATAAGCCACTCTCTTAAACATATATTTTACACGATTACCCTCGAAGGATCAACAGTTATTATATTTTCCGTCTCCTCCCATAAGTAAAATAAAAAGGAGACAATATGACAACAATTAATGATTTCGGAGTTCCAATTGCTGGTACTGGCGAAGGTGTTTTGTGGCCCCTTCGACGTCCCAACATACATGCTATAATAGCTGCACCACAGTTAACACAAGATGAATTCTTGTTTCTTCATGGAGAAGTGACAAAGTTTGAGGTTATTGAAAGAGGTGTTATTATAACTTTTTGTAGGTCATTTAGGTTACCATCTGAACTTAATGGTGAAGATGAGATCGAAAAATTCCAACGGATCTTTGGTAAACTTTCTGGTAGTAATCAATGTTCAATTGCATGTGTCAATCAAAAGACGAGTGAGTGGGTCGTTCTATATCAGACATACATAGAATCAGTCGTACTTGACGATCGCAGATGTTCGTTTGCGGTCAAGTTTGCTGTAACAAATGATTACTGGATGCACAAGACAGAACGCATCTAAATTCTCTAAAATAACCCTCTTCCCAACAATAAATATATCAACAAACATTGTTGGAAAGATGAACAAACTCACATTCAAACAGTATCTCGACACGAAGCAACAGCTAGTCAATGCTATTGCCGAGAACCCCATTCAGCAGTCCACCTATACAGTGACAAAATACTGTAAGCTAACTGTCGAAGATGAAAACGACAAACGTGTTGTCTCTCTCAAACCTAATCAAACGATTATCGTTGAGTGGCAATACGAAGACATAAATGACAATTGTCCCACCCCATTAGCAATAAGATTCCATGATGTTGATACGGTTGACGAGAGTGTTGACTTCGATACATCGTGGACATCAGAACACATTATTCGTTGGTTGAATAAGAATACATGTGAGATCTAATTCGGTACTCCTTGTTGTTTCATAAATAACAGATAGATCACAGGAGTTACCAATGGCATACGGCGTTTACGCAGACACCCCCGAACAAATTATTCAGAATGGTCGAGAAATATCAATTCGACTAACAAGAACAAGTCCAACAACTGGTGAAGTAACATGGACACTTCCGAAGTTTGGTGCGGGATGTACAGTTGACGATCTCGCATATGATGGAATCGTGATTGTTCTTGATACAATTCCAATTAGTCTCGATCAAACCCCAATTGATGGTACACGTTATAGTCCAGATCCAACTGCTAATCCAGATATTCATGCTGGTGATAAGATTAGTACAGGACTTGTTGTTGGTGGATTTTATGATGACAAAGAAACAACAACACTTACAATCACCAATTTAGTTGCAAATCAAAGCTACTACATTGCAGGATTTGCTGTAGATAATGTTCTTCGATATCACTACGAAGGCGTTCACACATACTCACTACAATATGGTGGTAGTGGATCACCAGATCAAGCAGCATATCAGTGTGTTACTCTTGGTGTTCAACCAAGTGATCTAACAGGATACCAAACTGGGGTAACGTACCAACTTCCATTCTATCTTAATCAACTTCCACCAAATTACAATTGGGTAGATGATTTAGGACGACTTCCACCACCAGTACCATGTGCTGTTCCTGCATCAATAATCACGTTTAATGGTCAAGATGCAATCATATGGGAAGGATTGGTTGATGAACTTAACTACAAGTTTGCAATCTTTGGTAATCCATTTCAGGGAATGTTACCACCAAATACAGGTGGATACTTTTATGACACAGTTAATAAGAAACTGTATCAGTGGAACGGATATTCAAACATTCTTCTAGATCCAATCTTTAGTCTAACACAACCAACAATGCCAGCAGTTGGAGACTACTGGGTCGATACCGATACAAATCAATTATTCCAATGGAATGGACTAACATGGGTTCTTCTTAATAAGATTTCTGTTGCTGGTGATCCAACAAACATGCCATGTGGTACATTGTGGTTTGATGGTGTTACTGTATATCGTTGGGATGGTACAGTATGGATTCCACTAACGACATTTATACAGAGTTCTGATCCTTCGTTCAATGTCATTCAATGTGGTGCTTATTGGTATGATACCGATAGTGGGAAGTTATATAAATGGGTTGATATTACTGGATCTTGTCCCATTGGGGACGATCTTGAAGATGGTCATTGGGTTGAAGTAACATTCCTTGCTGCTCCAACAGATCCTGTTCTATCACCAATCGGCACATATTGGTATGATACTGTTAACACAAAAATCAAACAATTTAATGGCGTGTTGTGGGGAATTATAACGAATGCTGTTTTCTCACCAACTGCTCCCGTTAATCCTGCAATTAACCAACCTTGGTTTAATACAACAACTAAAGTGTTGTCAATTTGGGATGGTCTTGTATGGGTTGTAACACCAGTTTTGATATCAACATATATTCCAACAACACCTCCACCAGGCGCTTTGTGGCTTGATACAACAAATAATTTCCTCTACGAATGGAGTGTTATTACGAATTCGTGGGTACAAGTTCCATACTTTTATAGTCAACCTGATGATCCAGCAGAGCAAATCCTTTACGAACAAAATATGGCTGCATGGTATAACAACGTCACAAACGTATTGTACATTTGGGATGGCTCACAATGGGTTGCATGTAACTACATTTCGTATCCAACAGATCCAACGATAATTGTAAACGGTGTGTATTGGTATGACATCACAAACGATAAATGGTATGTTCGAAGTGGTGGTATTTGGGTCGAGATCTTTCCAACGGAATACCAGACTCAACCAACATCTCCAGCAGCAGGACAGTATTGGATTGATACATCAAACAATGATCAACTATATCAATGGAACGGACTCGTTTGGATACCACTAGCGTATACAACATCACCATTAGTACCAACTGTTGGTACTGAGTGGTATGATACAACAAATAACAAGTTAATGATCTGGAATGGTACAACGTGGGTTGCAGCTATCCCACCAGTAACTGTATCGTTATCTGAATGTGGTGATTTGTGTTTTACAACGGGATGGAAAGGATCGACAGCGTTCTTCAAGATTTATCCACCAACACCACTGCCAATTGTAGCACCTTACTACATGTTCGATCTGGACAATGTACCACTAACGGTTACACCTCAAATACAGATGGAGGTGCCAGGAACAGATGGAGTCTCTCGAACACCAATGTACAAACAAATTGGTATCGGAACAGATGGAACTGCTGACGAACGTAGAGAGATGATTGAGAACATTCTTTTTGCTCTTGGTCATCCAAGTGTACAGGTGCAATTAACGAAGCCGCAACTTGAATGGTGCGTTGATCAAGCACTGCAAATGATTCGCAGAACATCATCCAGCACTTATGATAGACAATTCTTCTTCCTTGACCTTAACCCAGGACAGCAAACATATGTGTTGTCTGACAAGACGAAAGGATATCACAAAATTGTTCAGATTCTTGGAGTAAAGAGAAAGACATCTGCATTCATGTCAAGTGCTGCTGGATCTGGTGTTTTTGGACAGTTAACCCTGCAACATCTATATCAGATGGGAACATTTGACTTAGTTAGCTATCACATAATTAGTGAATACATCGAATTGATGGAAATTCTATTTGCAAATCGTGTCAACTATATTTGGAATGAAAGAGCTCGAACGCTACAACTATTACAGGGTATTAACAGAAGAGAACGAGTACTAATAGACTGCTCAGTTGAGAGAACCGAACAAGACATTATTAGAGATAGATACCTTAACAACTGGATCCAATCGTGGTCGATTGCAGAAGCCGAATTGATTCTTGCAAACACACGTGGATATTTCCAAACGTTACCTGGAGCTGGTGGGGGAATTGCCCTAAATGCGTCTGATCTCCGGGCAGATGCTGAACGCCGAATGACAGCATGCAGACAGGAAGTTGACGACTATATTGCTAATAGCACAGTCGAACAGTTCGGCATGGAGACACAGTTCGTAATTGGTTAACACACAAAAATGACAACTAAAAATAATCCAAATCTTCCATGTGCCTATAACCTTGACTTACCTTGTTCTGAGTTTACACTTGTCAACGATCAGGATAGTAGCTTTGTCAACAACATTATCAATGAGGCACTTAATATTGCCTCAGCTCCAGTTAATGTATTCAAACTTCTTGGTATTTGGGAACAGACAAAACTTGTTGATTTAACTGGTCAGGGACAAGCAATATCAAGTGGACAGTATCCAGCATTTCCAGCATCCAATGCGTTTGATAACACAATATCAGAATGGAGATCGACACAAAAGGGTCCACAGATTATTGGGAACTCTTATATTGGATACGACTTTGGACCAATTCGTCTCGACAACAGCCGTGTTCGTTATGGAATTGATACTTCAATTAAGCAACACATCACAACAATTAAAATCAAACAAGGTTGTAATGGTCCAAATAAAGCAACTAAGTTGAGAGTTGAAAGATCAGTAGACAACGTTAAGTGGTATGGGGTTGACATCATCACAATCCCCGATACCGATGACATGGTGACATTAAGAATTAAACAATCTGCACCTGCACGTTACTGGAGATTTACTCCACTTGCATTTAGTGGTGGTGTAAATGATTTTTGGGCTGTTACTTCATTACAACTAATTGACTATGCGTCTGTACAATTAAGCGATGTTCAAGACGAGATGGGGTTCTTGGAGAACAGAGATAGAGAATATGCATCAACGAGTATTCAGATTAAAGCGTACTACGATCTTGTTGACGTTTCTCTTGACCTAACACGTTTTGGTATTCATATCCCCGAAACACAAACGTGGGTATTTCAAGTTGGATTCTCATCTGCCGTCAATCTTCTCGGAAGACCACTTGTGATTGGTGACATTCTAGAAGTGCCAAGTGAGATACAGTATACGCCAGGATTAAAACCAGTAAAGAAGTATTTGGAAGTCACAGACGTTTCTTGGAGCACTCAAGGATTCACACCTGGTTGGAAACCAACAATACTTCGTGTTATTGCAGCACCAGCATTTGCATCTCAAGAAACAATCGATATTTTTGGTGACCTAAATCCACCAAGCAACGTCAATAACTATGAGCACCTTAACGATCCAAGGTACATGATTGATGCTGATGTTCTTAACCAGAGAGTCAACGCCGAAGCAGATACAGAGGTTCCAGAACGTGGCGAAGATATCGCAAACGTTCGCGAGTTCACACTTGACGAACTAGCAACAGCTGCTGAAGAAGACATTGATCTTAGCAAACTTAATGTTAATCCACAAGCACTATACGTTGAAGATGCAATACCACCAAATGGATTACCTTACACTGAAGGTCCAGCATTTCCTTGGGAAAACAACTCATCAAATCCAAATGATGGTGCATACCATCGCATTACATATCCACAAGTTTCCGATCCAATACCACCAAGACTATATAGATGGAAGCTACAGAAAAATAGGTGGATATTCTTGGAAGAGGATAAACGATTGCGTTACAATCCAACAAAACCAACATTACAAAGCTACCTTAACGATGGCAATGCAATACCAATGAGTAAGCTAGGAAAGTAACATGAGACCAACAAGAAAGTATTTCTTCGACCAACAGTTTGCACGATATCTTGTCCAGTTCATGGCAATCTTTGAGGGACTGCAAGTCAAGACTGGAAAAAGATCCGATGGCGAAGAACACATGATTGATGTTCCCGTTGCATATGGAAGTAAAGATAGAGTCGCCGCTGCGATACTCAATGAAAACACACAAAACCTTCCTCTAAAAATACCACGTATGAGTGCTTACATGAAGAGTGTTAGACTTGCTCCTGACAGACGTAAGGGGGTCAATGTCGAGAGAGCAGTTAAGTATGTCCAACGTGGTGGACTAATGCCCGACGATATTAAGGTACTTCACCAACTGGTACCAATTCCTTATTACATAGATGTCGAATTAGCCCTTTATGCAAGCAACACCAATCAACATTGGCAGATGCTTGAGCAGATTCTAATTCTCTTTGATCCTAACCTACAAATACAGATTAGCGATTCAGAATTTGATTGGACTAAGATTACAATTCTAGAACTAACAGACATCCTGCTCGAAGAAAACTATCCTGTTGGTGCCGATCGCAGATTGATCGTTTCAACACTGACGTTCCAAATACCAATTTGGATTACAGCCCCAACGAAGGTTCGTCAAGACTTCATTAAGGACATTTACATTCGAATTGGGCACATAGCAGACCTTAATACGACACCACAAGATATTATTGACCAACTAGAAGAGGCAGGTTATGAGTACGAACTTGTTGCAACCGTTGATGATGTCCTAGGTGAATCAAACGAATAACATTTCGATTGTATCTGTTATTGACCATATTTTTCCACTCGGTTAGATTCGGATCGAATTGTTTGAGCTTCTGTGTTTTTGTGAAAATTTAACGACTTTGATATAAATACTACCACAATAACGGAGATTTAGTTATGACTACATTAGTATCACCCGGTATATCAGTCACAGTCACCGATGAATCATTTTTCATTCCGGCGTCAGCTCCGACTGTACCTTTAATTTTTATTGCTACAGCAGATGAAAAGATTCAGCCAGATGGTGTCTCACCTGCGGCAGGTACTTATGAACATGACGTGATTCGTACAGTTACATCAGCATCACAAAGCGTCACACTATATGGTATTCCACAGTTCCTTACAGATACAAACGGTAATGAGCTTCATGGTGATAGTCGTAACGAGTATGGTCTATTTGCTCTTAACCAATATCTTGGAATTGGCAACCTTTCCTATGTAATTCGTGCGTTCGTTGACCTCGATGACACACGTACATCAATTCTAACAAGATGGGCTGCTAAAGTTAATGATGCAGCTAACGTCCTCGAGAGTTTGGCACAAGCTAGAATCACTAACTTCAACCTAGCAAACGGTTTCTATTCAGGGCATCCAATGGAGAAGCTTACCGTTAATGCAACCGAATTCCTTCAAGATGCACATACAGCAATGAACGGTAGTGTTTACCATGCATATGCTTTCCGTAATACAGGAACGAATTTTGAAGCAGATTGGACATCAAATCCACTAAACATCTTCAGCAACGGCTACAATCAACCACCTGCAGTTGTAGGATTTCTTGGTTTGACTGGCGTTGCAAACGAATGGGTTACACTTGGTCTTGGTACTCTTATTGGAACAGAGTGGACACCATCAGAAGCAGCACAAACATTAATTGATTCAGCGGCTGATTATCAGTACACACAAGAATTTCTTAACGAAACCACTCTTGGTAATGACGACGCTGCACGACGTGCAGCAATCGTACAATCTTTGCAAGCAACAATCAATAGCAACCAAGATATCCGTTCAGACACATATGAATACAACATTATTCTATGTCCTGGTTATCACGAAGTTGTTGATGAACTGCTCACACTGAGTGTTGATGTTCTGGAAGAAGCAATGGTCATTGGCGATCCACCATTTGATATGGATGCTGATGAAGTCGTTACATGGGGTGATTCTGTATCGTCCGATCGTCGACGTTCTAACAAACTTGCTTACTACTACCCACACGGTCTCGCATCAAATCTTGATGGACACGATGTGTTTATTGCAGCAAGTGGTATTGCACTTCGTACATGGGCTTTCAGTGACAATCAGGCAGCAGTTTGGTTTGCACCCGCTGGTACACAACGTGGTCAAGTAACGAGTGTCTCAGA